CTCTAAATACGGATGTAGGCGGCGTAAACGTAGACGAAGGAATGCTTCCATCGGGAGTTAATAACGCTATCCGCGAAATGATGACGCATCAAAAAGAGTTCGTCACCGGCGCATATCTTGCTGGCAGCAACAATGTGGCGTTGGGGGATGCTGCGCTTTCTAGTGGCAGCTTGTCGGGTGGTAACAATACGGCAGTCGGCTCTTATGCGCTGACATCAAACACCACCGCCAGCAACAACACGGCTGTGGGGTATCAGTCTATTTATAGCAATACTACTGGCTACAATAATTCGGCAATTGGTTATGCTTCTTTATATACCAATACCACTGGTTATCACAACACAGCTCTTGGCTATTATTCTCTGTTGACCAACTCAACTGGACTAGGAAATACTGCGGTTGGTGCTGCGGCTCTGCAAACAAACAGCACTGGTAGCCAAAATGTGGCGGTTGGTGCAGATGCTTTAATCTCCAGCACCACCGCATCCAACAACACCGCAGTGGGTTATCAGTCTTTGTATGCTAACACTGCAGGTGATAACAATGTTGCTGTTGGGGCAACTTCTTTAGACGCTAATACTGTAGGCTCACAAAACACGGCAATAGGGGTTGGCGCATTAACTGCTAATACAAATGCGTCTAATAACACCGCCGTGGGTCATCAGGCTGGGTATAGTAATACCACTGGTACTATTATCACAGCATTAGGCCGACAAGCACTTTACGCAAACACTACTGGCACTGACAACACGGCTGTTGGTTATGCTATGGTTTCCAATACCACTGGCTCCAGTAATACAGGCATAGGCCATAATGCGCTACACTTAAACACCACCGCAAACAACACCACAGCGGTTGGGTATCAGGCTGGTTATAATAACAATGGTAACAGCAACACCTTCATTGGAAGAAAATCTGCATATACTAATACTAGCGGAACTGAAATTGCTACATTAGGCAACAACGCTTTGTATAACAATACAACAGGTAATTACAATACTGCGATTGGTTCTAATTCGTTACTCAACAACACCACCGCAAGCAACAACACGGCAGTGGGTTATCAGGCACTGTATGCAAATACCACAGGCACTAGAAATGTAGCAGTGGGGTATGGTGCTGCTGATGCAACTACCACATCTAATGACGTTGTTGCTGTTGGACATAATGCTCTAGGTGTTAATACTACAGGGGCAGGGAACACAGGACTAGGCACTAATACACTTGCAAATAATACAACTTCTTCTTTTTGTACGGGTATTGGTCATTTTGCTCTTGAACAAAGTACAGGTAGTGACAATACAGCAGTAGGTTATAATTCAGGTGCTTTAATAACTTCTGGTGCAAAGAACACCATTCTTGGACGCTACACCGGCAATCAAGGCGGCCTAGACATCCGCACATCTAGCAACAACATCGTGCTGTCGGATGGCGATGGTAATCCTAGAATACACGTTAATAGTAGCGGGTTTGTTGGCATTGGGACAGTCGGCCCTGATGCGCCGCTCCGTGTTGAAGGGTCTAGCACAACCGACACTCTTGGCGCATTTTATGTGAGAAACAATAATTCCGCCGCCGCCGCCACCGTTGCATCCTTTGCCACGGCAACAAATAGCACAGCTACAAGCAATGTCCTTATTAGGTTTGGTATCAATAGTTATTCTAGTGGCAGCGGAATGATTACTGCAAATGGAGCAGCTTCCGCTGCGTTTGGCTCGTTTTCTGATAGGCGTTTAAAAGAAAACATTGTTGATTTGCCGCCACAACTAGACAACATTTTAGCACTTCGTCCTGTTGAGTTTGATTATATTGAATCTGAAGGTGGCGGTCATCAGATTAGCTTTATTGCTCAAGAGGTTGAAGAAATTTACCCAGATGTCGTTGGCGAAAGAGAAGACGGAATGAAAACTGTGACGGGCTGGGATAAAACAACCGCTCGTCTAGTCAAAGCTATCCAAGAACAGCAAGAAATAATCACAGCACTTGAGGCTCGTATAGCCGCACTTGAGTCCAACTAAAGGAGAATAAAATGGACGAACCAACAGCAGAGCAAATCGCACAGCACTACACTGCGATGGGTCACAGCGTTGACCTCATCAATGCTATTATTGCTGGCGAGGCTATGGCAGATGATGATGCCGCAGACAAGCAAGACTGTGTAGACAGGAATGTTGAGCATCTTGAGATTATGGTTGCTAAGGACTTTTGGACTACAGAAGATATGACTGCGGCTAATGCGGCTATTGCTGCTGGTCAAGCATACGAGGCTTAAATGAACGAAGCAGCATCAAACGTAGTCACTATCGAGGGCAAGGAATATGACGAGGCTTCTCTTGCAGAAGATGCCAGATATTTCATTGCCCAAATCCGTGACCTGCAAACAAAGCAGGCGCAGTTGCGGTTCCAAGCTGACCAAATCCAAGCAGCCCTAACTGCTATGACAAACTCTCTTATCGCCTCTGTCAAACCAGAGGACGAGGTATCTGGAGAAGCATAATGCAAATGACCAGCCTCATCGACACACTCATTGGTCTGGTTGTGGCTGGCCTTGCGTGGTTTCTGAGCGAGACCAGCAAGGAACAAAAGCGGCTGAATATCCTGCTGAACAAGACGCGGGAAGAGTACGCCACAAAGGACGATGTGCGCTCCGATATGCGTAACGTGATGGACGCTTTGCACCGTGTCGAAGATAAGCTCGACAAGGTACTTAGCCGCGCCCCCTGATGTTCAAGGCGGTGGTGTTAGCCTGCGTTATAGGCGCACCTACCGAATGTGTCGAGTTCCACGACATCCGTGGCCCTTACTCCACCGAAAGAGAATGTCGCAGCCGTGCGATGGAGATGTCCAGAGACGTAGGCGAGATAGCTAACCTTATGCCGGTTAAATGGCGTTGTGACTTGCTTAGGAAAGGGATGTTGTCCTGATGGAACCTATTAGCACCGCTTTAGCTGGTATAGCGTTGGTAAAAGCCAGCGTGGACGGAATTAAATCTGCACTCAATACGGCAAAAGATATTGGCGCTATTGCTAATGACATAGACGCGCTGCTGAATGGTCAGGCTCAGGTTCAGGCCGCCAGCAACAAGAAGGCTGGCGTCGGGCTGGCCGACCAATTCGGCATACAGTCAGTGGCGCAGGAAATGATCGACGCCAAGCTGGCGGCGGAACAGATAGCAGAAGTGAGGCGTCTGGTTGACCACAGATTTGGCGCTGGCACTTGGCAGTCTATTCTGGATGAGCGAGCCAAGCGGATCAGAGAGGCAAAAGAGGCTCAAGCAGAGGCGCGCCGGATAGCTCAGTTACAGCACGATGAAATGCTGGAAAACGTAAAAATAGGAATAGCTATTTTCTTGCTCGCTGCGGTTGTGGTAGGTTTGTTTATCGTTGTAATGGTATCAACAGCCGGGGCTATTGGCCTTACATGAGCGAAACAACAACCGGACTGATTGGCGAGTATATCGCAGCAGCCGCTATCCTTGCACAGGGGTGGCGCGTCTCAATGGCTCAACAAGACCGGGTAGATATGGTGGCTTGGAATGGTCAAGAGTTTCTTCGAGTGCAGGCAAAGACTGCGAGTTTATTGGGCAATCAAGATGGTCGATCTCCGCGTCACCATTTCAATTTGGGTCACGGCTGTAAAACAAAACACTTACCTACGAAAGACGACTACGATGTTCTCTGCCTTGTTTCCCCCAATGCAAGAAGGTGCCTGTTCCTGCCGGTTACGTCAGTACGGCAATATAGTATGCGGCTGCCAGCGTCGCGCTTCACTGAAGCTGCGGAAACTGATAGCTGGGATAAGACGGTCGATCACGTTCTGGAGATGAGGCGGTAATGGATATCGAAAAGCTGCGTGATGAGCTAATCTCTGATGAGGGGATGCGCCTCGACGTATATCGCTGCACAGAAAATCACCTCACTGTTGGCGTCGGGCATCGTATCATTGAGGGCGACACAGAACACGGCAAGCCAGAGGGCTACACGATTACTGAGCGCCGGATGAAGCAGTTATTTGATCTGGACATCGCCATTGTGCGCGAGGATTGTCACAGGCTCTATGAGGATTTCAGCGACTTGCCCGAAGAGGCACAGCGCATCATCGCCAACATGATGTTTAATATGGGCTTGCCCACAATGAAGCGCTTTAAAGGCATGAAGCGTTGTGTCGATGCGCGTGACTGGGCTGGGGCTGCGCTGGAAATGCTCGACAGCAAGTGGGCGCGTCAACTGCCCAATCGCTCGGAGCGTTTGGTTAAAAGGATGAGAGCGCTGGCGGATGGCTAAGGCGATTACCGAATACAAGATTATCCCGCGCTTTATGATGCTGGCGTTTACGGTTATGGCGTGGAATGTTTGCGACTGGTTTATGGGGCTTGGCGTCTCAGCCACAACGCAGCAGACAGCGTTTGTTTCAACTATAGTCGGCGCGGCTACTGGTGCTTTTGCCGTCTGGATGTCACACGAGGGTAAGTAAATGTTACAAGCACTAATTGGCCCAGCCACCGAAATCATCGGCAAGTTTGTCGAGGATAAAGACCAGAAGAACAAGCTGGCTCACGAAATAGCCACAATGGCTGAACGCCACGCTCAGGAGCTTGCCAAGGGTCAGCTAGAAATTAACAAAGCTGAGGCGTCCCACCGCAGCATCTTTGTGGCTGGATGGCGGCCTTTCGTGGGCTGGACGTGCGGCGTTGCCTTGGCTTGGCACTTTGTTCTAGCGCCGTTTATCATTTTCGGCAGTGCCTATGCTGGCGTGCCTTTGCCTGACCTGCCGCAGTTCGATATGTCGAGCCTGCTGACTGTCCTGATGGGTATGCTTGGGCTTGGTGGCTTGCGTAGCTTTGAGAAAGTCAAAGGTCTAACGAAGTGATCCACGACCACCAGAACGAGCGTGGCTGGTGTCCCCGCTGCGGCACACGCCTGCGCCTGATTGAAGTACACGGACACACGCAATGCGTCGAGTGCAGCTCAGTCATAGACGATTGCTGTCAGGGTGAAGTGTGCCAAGAAAAACCCCCACACGGTGGCGGGGGTCAGCAAGATTAGTCGTATAGGTATTTTCGTTTAAACCTGTCGCCGGTCTGCATATCCTCATACAAAACCTCGTAGGTGTTTTCGCCGACCGGCTCGATCCGCCGCACCATCGCGGTAACTATTCGACCACTCTCGCCGGTGACGCTGACGAGCTGGTCTTTTTCAAAGTGTGGTTTCTTCATATTTGCCTCTTGTCGTTAGGGGAAAAAGACCCCCAGCCGGAGCTGAGGGTCAGGGAGGGAGCGCGGGAAGGGAGGATGCCCGCGCACCGATTATGTTAGCCTAAAGCCTGCCGTCTTACCAGCCACCCTTGTGGCGGCACCACGCTCGATAAGCTGGTCTTGGTATTTCTTAACCATAGACGTGCTGAGGCTCATCTGGTCGGCGATTTGTTGCAGCGTTGGCGCGTGGCCGTACTTCCGCACAAAGCGCTGCCAGACGCGCCTAAAATGCGCCTGCTTGGCGGTTAGGTTAGCCTCAGTCATTATCCACCGCCTTAACGGTCAGCGTGCCTTGGCGCGCAATCCGTGCGGGCTTTGCCGGTGTCGTCTTGGCCGGTTGTGCCTTGAAGTTGCGCATAGGCCAGCGCACAAAATAGGCGGTATTACCGACAACGCCAGACGCCTTTTCGTGACTTCCCATATATTCTTTCAGGGCTGCCTCAGCCTCGTCGATGTCGGCCTCAGCGGCGCGCTTGGCCTCTTTGGCGTTTACGAGCTGGCCTAGCCAGTCGACCTGATCGGCGGGCAGGATGAGCGTCTCGGCGCCGTCGTCGACGCGTGGGTAGGCCGTATTGCCGTCGGCGCTAGTCAGCACAGGATACCAGTCGATGTCACGCTTGCGGCGCTCGAAGTCCTCGACCGCGTCGGTAATCTTCGCCTGAACCGCAGCGTCGGCTTGGTATAGGAAGATGCGTAGCTCCACGCCGCCGTACAAGACGCAGACAGCGCCCCAAGTGCATTTGGTTACCATCAGTTGCCCCTGAAGCTGTAGCACACCCCTGTGAGGCGCAGGCGCATCCTCTGGCTTATTGCTAGTGAGCTTGCTTTCCAGCACACCCTTGCCGGCGACGTAGACCTTTCCATTAGGGCAGATGATGCCCTTCGACCAGTCGTTGTCGACCCAGCCGCCGACGCCAGCGTCAGCGGTTCCGTCGAGCGACGCGGCAAACGGTATCTTGTCGTGGAATAGCGCGTCGTGTTCGAGCTGCAAGTCGGTTAGCCCCAGCCGCTCGGCGGAGGTGGTGAGGATAACACCTTCAAGGGTATCCCCCCAATCACAAGCCTCGTTGCCGTTGAACGGCTTTGGGTCGGGCTTACCTTCGACGGCTGCCAGCACGGATGCCAGCAGGTCGTT